CCTCCTCGAACTTGAACTCTGGAACGCCGTACTTGTCGGCCGTCTCAGGACGACCGGTTTGGTTGTAGAAGTCGGTCCACTGCGCGTCATTCCACGACTTCTCTGGAACTGGCAATCGCTTGGTACCAATCAACTTCTGGGCGTTGACGTAGCTCTTGGCCAAGGTGCCCGCATCCTTGAACGTGGCCAATGAGGGCTCCGCTCGTAGCTCCTCAGGCAGGGTGTTAATGAACCCGCCATCTTCAGAATTAGGATCTAACAGTATTCTCATCTTGTATGCTTTCGGTTAGTTGTTCTTCCATCTCTTGCTGGTCCTTGAGGGCGTAGTGCATGATCGATAATACGATCCTGCGCATTCCCTCGTTCATCGCCGTGGCAGTAGGATCACCCTTAACGAAGGTGGTGCTAGTAACTAGCCCCACCCTCATCAAGTGCCTCAAGACAATCTGCCCGTCCGGCGTCTCAAAGACTCGCTTGTACGAATCTCGAAGGTCTCGTTTCTTCATGAATATCATGGTTATAATTGCGCACCAGTGAGCTGGCTAATGTCGAGTCCCTTGTCCCTCGCATCCGCAAGGTTCTTGATAGACTTCGTGACCGGCTCAGCTACCTGCGCCATCTGAGCCATCTGCTGTTGCTGCTGCCTGGACTGGCGTATGGCAGTCACGGCCTCAGGAGATCGGAGGATGATCCTTGGGGTCCCGCGCGCTAGCGCCAATTCCTGGGCGTACCGATCAATGTCGACAACGTCCAAGATGTCGGGCGCCAGCTGAACGAGTGGGATCAGCTCCTGGATGAACCTGCTCATCTGAAGGGCCTTAACGCCCGTCTGCGCGCGTGACGCTGGGGACGTGTAGCCGATCTTGACGCGCTTACCCTGGAGCTGCTGCGGTGCGAGTGGGATTCGCCCATGATCATTCAGCAGGGCATATGTCCGCTTAATCATGGGGCCATGGAGCTCAGACACGAGCCTGCCTAGCATCGGAGCTAATAGGCGGAGTTTTTCCTCCCTCCGATCAGCGACCTCATACGCGGTCATCTCCTTGTTGGCCTTCTCCATCCGAATCCAATCGGCATAGAAGCAATTCCTGATGAACTCACGCTTCTGGTTCGCCTGCTCCAGGCCCCAGGGAAGATTTCCACTAAAGATCAGTGGCTCAGGATGCTCAGTCCCAGGTTCCTTGAAGATCAGCGCGCCAGGACTAGTCCTCAGCGGCAGCAGGAACCCCTCGTTATCCACCACGATCGGCGGATCAACCGCCTTCTGGCCGGCCTTCAACAGGGTCTTCTCCATTGAGTTGAGCATCTTGATGTCAGGCAGGCACTTCTTGGCGGGGCCGCGCCCATACACCTCGCCAGCGAGCTTGGCCCATCGAGGCCAGTGGTAGGGGAACTGGTCGTATCCACCAACCTTGAGGAGCTCCTTTGTGGTGACGCAGAGCCACACGGATGCGAACGCCTTACTATTCTCGCCGGGGTTCCCAGGTATGGCGTCAGTCCTCGGGAAGATGGCGTGGAGGATCTCGAAGTCCTTCTCCTCGTTCGTCTCCTTGCTGAGCCTGGGGGGCAGGCCGGGAAACTCTTGCTTGACCTGCCTGAGCGACCACTTGACGCGGCGATACATCGTATCCACGATCCCCTCGGAATTCTCCTGGATGAAGCAATCCGCGACAGGTTTCGCACTGAACAGGATGTCGTTGTTCCTCCAACTCCACTCCTGATTGATGCAGCCATTGCCGAAAGCACCCACGTCCATGTACGCCTCATGGAGTGACTGGTTCAGCATCACGTGCTCTCGGCAGTAGGAGTCATAAATGATGTCGGCCACGGTCTCAAGCCAGAGCAGGATATCCGGATCCATGTTCGCCTCGTGATCGCTATCTACTGAGAGCTCAAACCACCGCTCGGTGGGATTGCTCAAGTAGCTATGAAGTGCGGACGCGAGCTCCTCCAGCGCCTCAGGCGCGGTCCCATCGTACATAGCCTCCGTACGCACATACACGTACTTCCCGGTCGTGCGGTTAATGCCCAGCGACACTGGCCGCACCAGGTTCCTGATGTCGTTCCAGTCAGTCTCGTGGCCGTAGCGATCACTCTGGAGTTGCGAATACTTCCTGATGATTTCGATGACAGTTTCACTCATATTATCCTCCAAGTAGGGTTCGCTGATTCGACGAATTATCCGTCGCGAGGGTGGGTGGCGTCATGACGGTGGATAGGAATCCACGTCGCTTCGCCAGTACCGCCTTCAGCGCGGCGGCCGTGTTCTGCACTGGCGGAATTGGGGTGTCCATGGCCGCGGTCTGCTCAGCTAACAAGCCGGCGGACTTGACAACCTTATTGGCCTTCTTGGAGCTCCCACCCCCTCCGCCGCCATAGCAGCGATCAAATCCCTCAAACGGTCCGTTTCTTGTTCTCATAACGTATTATTCGTTTCACCGCATCTGTCTTGTGCCACTTAACATGCCATCGGCCTCGGAAACACCGCGCCCAGCCTACATATGGCAAGTGATATGGTGCTAAATCTATAAACTTGGCAAGGCATCCCGCACCAACAGCCATACGTACAAACCAGCCGCCACCGCTCCTGCAACCAAGCAAAAGACAGCTATTGCTAACATAAGCGACTCCGACTCGGGAGTATTCAAGAATGTCGGCGTCCAGGTCCATCCCCGGACAAGTTTCGTACATTTTCTTTGCGATTTCATAGGCACTTAATGGATCACTTCCGCAGTTCATGTTTGCCCCACAGCTAGGTAGTCATGCTCATCCATCGCATGGGTCTGGGGCTGCTGCCTCTTTCGTAATCCGCCCTTATTTCCCATCGCGAAGTATCGAAACGCATCCGCGCCATTGGACGTCCAGTCATGGAGTGGGTGAGACAAGAAGCACTTGTTCTTATCGTCCCACTCCTTACGATACTGCCGCAGGGCCTCGATTCCCCGCGTGCACTTGTCCTGGTCGAAGTAGCAGGTCTGCAGGACGTTACGAACGGATTCGATGCCGTCCTCGACCTCATGCCGCTTCACGACTCTGAAGCGAATTCCCATCTCCTTGGCGGTCTCAATTCTCGACTTACCAGTCCCCAGCTCCCTCACCTCGATGTCGTGGGGCGCGTAGTGTGACCCATATAGATAGTCAGCGCGCCACTCACCACCGGAGTGCTGACCCTTCAGGACCTTCGCAAAGTGTCGCAATCCCTCGCCGCTGGTCTCATAGTAGTCTATGATCCTATGCTCCATCGCTCCACTCTGCACGAACCAGATAGACGTGGTGTCGCTAATCCCCAGATCCCAGTAGGTATCCACCGGTATGCGGGGCTCATATGGGACGAGGGTAATCCTCTTCTCCTGCTCGGCCGCGAGCATCTGCGCGCCATAGTAGGCGCCCACGAATGGGGACTCAAACGAGCAATAGAACTCCTGCTGGATCATCTCCTCCGGCATGCCAGCGTCTCGCTCATCCTGTATCTGCGCGTCGCTAATGACTGGCGTGCCGTCCGGCCTCTTCGTTCCACTATCCCCAGCGATCAGCACCTCGCTAAACCACTTCTCATTGCCCTGCGCCATCTTCAGCAGGTTATACCCATGGTTCTTACCACGAGCCGTATAGATGAATAGCGCCCACCCACCATTCTCCGCGAGGATCGGTCGAATATAATTCCAAGCGCCAGGGTCATGCAGGGAGTATTCGCTAAAGATGCACCCTATTGGGTTCGTACCAACCAAGCTATTGATGTCGTCCGTGCCAACTACCTGGTAGTGCGCGCCATTGTAGAACGTCACCCTCATCTCCGTGGCGTTCTTACTCGTGACCGTGTCCGGGTGGAAGTGGTCCAGGAACGCCCTACCATCCCTCGTGTGGCCATTCCACACGATCGCGCGCCCCTGCTTGTACGTGGGTAGTAGGTGCCAGTACGTCCCAACCCTCTCGGGGACCTTGCTGCTGATCATGTTGATCCCGAACAGGTCCTTGCCCGCTCGGCGATGCCACACTGCAACCCCCCTCTTCCCCTCTGCCGGGCCCTGAAAGTATCTCCACGCGGGGAGCTGATAGGATCTCGGCGTCCAGTTGTGTGGCAGCACGATATTAGACACGCTTCACCTCCACGCTGTCCTTCGTCATCACCAACTCCTTGGGCTTATCCAACCACTCCCTCCGCCCGCCCGCGTGCCCCATGCTCTCCCGCCGCACGGTGCCATCATCCCCATACCTCACGACCATGATCGTGTGATTATGATCCACGGTGCCACTTACTTCAATCGACCGGAGTTTGGGCATCGTATATTGCATCAGCTCCGTCAGGATCC